CCTATATTGGGTGAATTAGAAGAACATATAGAAAATATATCTGTCGATGATACAGTTATAAATATTGATACGACTAACGCGGATTTTAGAGATGATAGTTATGCTATCATTTGGCAAGGTTTCGATTCTTATGAATCTATAAAAATTGAAACTGTCGCTGATAATAGTCTTACTTTAGAGACTCACATATTAAATAACTGGACTGGACTTAAATGGATTATGCCATTAAGAATTGCGTATATGCTAAGTCCGAGTAGTTGGGTCTCTGATGCTGATGAACTTGGTAGATTCTCTTGTGATTTTACTATTAAAGATAATGAGTTAATAACAACTTATTCGGCTCCTACTGAATATGAAAGTTCGCCTGTTTTAGATGCTTCTCTCGTGGAAGGAGGTTTGGAAAATAAGGTAGAAAATGATGCTAAATTTACTGATTATGGAATAGACACTTTTACTATGTTTTCTGATTCTAATTTTAATATATACGTTCAAAGACATATTTTTAGATTAAATGGAAAAGAAAATATTTGGAAGTTTAGAGAATTCCTGCATTACTTATATGGCAGAAGAAACACCATATGGATTTCAACTGATAAAAATGATTTTCAACAAACTGAAATATTAGGAGCAGCAGAAACAGAATTGACAGTAGCTAATGTAGGCTGGGCACGTAATATGTCTCTTAATATTTTAAGAACTCATATTGCTTTTACTTTTCCTGATGGGACTTTATATCATAAGGAAATAACTGGAATAACAGAATCAGGAGATGAAGAAATAATCGGATTGAGCAGTGCTTTAGGAATAGAAGTTGGGATAGGTGATTGCGTTATTTCACTTTTAGATAAATGTAGATTAACAGAAGATAAAGTTGAATTAGAATGGCAGGAACGCCAAAGACTTATTTGCAGAACTAATTTCACAAAGGTAATTGAATAATGTCATATCAAGATTATGAAGATAGTGTTGCTTTAGGAATACCAATAGAGTTGTATGATATATATGATAGCAATGGAAATCATTATAGACATAATACTTCTGCTGATACTATTACTTATCTTGGTAATGATTATGAGCCCGGTATCACTGAAAGATCAGATTTTGGAATAGGTGATAAAAAAGAAAGTGATAATCTGACTATTAAATTAAGCAGGGGAAATGCATTTACAAATCAATTTAGAAGTGATGTGATAGATGCTATTGTAGGAGTTCATATCTATCGGCAGCATAATGCAGAATATGTTAATTACTGGAGCGGTTATTTAATTGCCGTTTCTTTTGATAAAAATTCTGTTCCTTCCTGTCGATTCGAATCTATTATAAGCAGTAGTTTGAGGATGGGATGTAGAAGAAGAAATATGAGATTATGTCCTTATCTTCTTTATGAGTATGGATGTAATGTTAATCAAGAATCATATAAAGTAGAAAATACTCTTACTAATATAAGTGATAATGGTCTTATTCTCACAAGCAGTGAATTTGCCACTGAAACTGATGGATGGTTCGTTGGTGGTAAAATAAAAATAGGACAAGCATGGAGATTGATAAAAGCTCACGCTACTAATACTATAACGATTGATAGAGCTTTTATTGATACCAAAATAGGAGATAATTTTACTGCTTATGCTGGATGCGACCATACTCCAACCACATGTAAAAATAAATTCGATAATAAAATAAACTTTGGTGGAAATGAATTTTTGCCAAGCATAAATCCTTTTAAGACGAATATAGGGTATTAGTATGGCTGAACTTTTTGCTTATTTATTTTGGGCTGCTGTAGCGGCTGGTTTATCTTATGCTATAAGTGCTTTAACTACCAAAGTGCCTAAACAAGATGAAGCTCCTCCTAATGCTCTAACAGAACCAGATGTAAGAGAAGGTATGCCTTATCCTATTATATTTGGAACTTGTTATATTGAGAATCCTTGTATCGCATGGTATGGTGATATAGAAATAGCACCATTAGTTGACCATACTACAATCAATACAGGTTTTAATAATAAAAGAGTCTATTCAACAATTGGCTATGAATATAGAATGGGTCTTCATTTTATCTTATGTCAAGGTTCAGTAGATGGAATAAAACAAATAAAAAATAATGATACAGTTATTTGGCCTACAGCTAAAGACATAACTGCTGTAAATGTTGATGGAGCGAGTGAAACTGAAATAGATGAACCCAATGTTTTTGGTGGTAGATACAGCGGAGGCGGGGTTGTAGGAACAGTAACTTTTTTATATGGTGATTCTGCTCAAGCTCGAAACAGTTATTTAGAGACTCAATTAGGTTCTGATGTTTCTGCTTATAGAGGAGTAACTTCAGTTGTTCTTGAACACACGAATATAGGAAATTCTCCTTATTTACAACCTTGGAAATTTTTAGTAAAAAGAACTGACGTCTTAACTGATAATTCCGAACAGTGGTATATTTCTAAAGCTGTTATAAACACGTATGATTTGAATCCAGCTCATATACTAAGAGAATGTTATACAAATACTGATTGGGGATTTGGTATTTCTTCTGGTCTTTTTCAATCCTCTGTTTGGGAAGCTTTTGCGGATGATTTATATAATGAAGGTTTTGGTTTAACTATGAAGTGGGATAGAGAGAACCAATCACTTTACGATTTTGTAGAAGATGTTAAAAGACATGTAGATTGTAAAGTATATCAAGATCCTGTGACTGGTTATATTGTACCTAAATTATTAAGAGACGATTATGTTGAAGATGATTTAGATATATACGATGAAAGTGATATAGTTTCTATCAATGATAATACTACAGGAGTAGTGTACGAAGGAATAAACACAATAGAAATGTCCTTTTGGGATAGACTATTTAATACAGAAATAGTTGTGCCAGACCATGATATTGCTTCTTATACTATGCAAAGCAGTAAAAGAATAAATCAGTCTGTAAGATATTATGGAATAATGAATAAAACTTTAGCAGGTAAAGTTACCGCAAGAGAACGAATGCAAATAGGTTCTTATCCTAAAATAATGATTCTAAAAACAAAACGTACTATGGGTACTTTACGACCAGGAGATGTTTTCAAACTTTCTTATGCTCCATTAGAAATTGAAGAAATGGTGATGAGAGTCGAACAAATAAATTTTGGCACTTTAACTAATGGGCAATTAACAATAAAATGTATTCAAGATAAGTTTTCTATTCAGACCGCATTATTTGCAGAAATACCTGATACAGTTTGGAGCAATCCAGATTTATCTCCTTCTGAATCACCGTCTATAAAAGTTATTGAGACTCCTTATTATTTAGTTAAACAATTTCTTTCTTCTGATGAATATTTTGATGAAGTGAAAGATACGACGGATGGTTTTGTTACTGTAATGGCTGCTTTTGCTAATAATTCTCCAGACTTTGAATTAGAATTTAGAGCAGATGCCGGAGATAGCTTTGTAGATTATGGGACAAATCAATATACTCATGTAGCAGTTCTTGCTGAAAATATGCTTGCTGATGCTCAACAAGTGACCCTTGATTATTCATCTATAACAATAAATCAAGATGTTACTTTTGTTAATCGAATTTCAAGAGTAGGAACTGTGAATTATGTAACTGCTGTTCCTGCTTTTATAGGTAATGAAATACTATTCGTCACTCAAATCAATTATACTAATAGTACAATTACAGCATATAGAGGAGCTTTAGATACTGTACCAGAAACTCACTCGATTGGTGATTATATTTATTTTCCATCATATTTTACAACTTTCTTAGATGGTATTTTAATTCCTGATGGAGACATTCCGGGTGCTAAAATATATCCTAATACTCCTACAGGGACTTTAGACAGTACTTCTATTATAAACGCTGATGAATTTGATAGTAGGTTAGTTAGACCATACCCGCCTGATGATATATTCATAAATGGCTCAAGTTTTGCGAGCAGCTTTTCAGGACAACCAACGCTATCATGGTATAATAGGGACAGGACAAATATAAACGAAGTACAATATACTGGATTACATACAGGTTCAGCCGAGGCAGGAACAACTTATAAATTAGAAATATATGATGAGACTTTGACTAACTTAATTCGTATAGTGAATCCCGCGATTTCACCTTATGAGTATACTTGGGAAAATGAAATGGACGATTGTGGCTTAGGCTCTGGCGACGCTCTTAATACCCAATTAAGATTCGTATTAACTTCTATAAGAGACGGTTATGACAGTTTTCAAAGTATAGATATTACAGTACAAAGGACGTGAGCATGAGACAACGAGTGTTTATAATCGGAAGTGGT